GTGCTCACCGACCGGCTCCCGAGCGGTGCGGACTCGACGGGTGCGATCATGGCCCTCTACGGGAACATGGCCAACTCGTCTTACTACGGCGTCCGCCAGGGCATCGAAATCGCTTCGAGCGATCAGGTGAACTTCCTGTCGGATCAGACCGTGATCCGTGCCGTGGCCCGCGTGGCGATCACCCACGCCAACCTTGGCTCCTCGACCGTCGCCGGCCCGATCATCGGCCTGGTCGGTGCGTGAGCCTGACGGCTTGACGTGATGTGCAAACTGGGCGGGCCGCTCCACACGGGGCGGCCCGCTCTCGTTTTTGAGGCACGCATGATCGTCAAGGTAGGTGGCACTGAGTGTGAAATCCGGGTTGAGGCCGTGATGAGCGTGCCCAGGCTCGGGTTCATGGACAACTTCTATTCCTGGGCTCAGGCGTTGATGCCGCTGGGCATCAGGCCCACCAAGGTCACCGGGGCATTCTGGGGCCAATGCCTGCAGCGTGTCATGGAGCAGTTTGCAGACAAATGCGAATACATCCTGTGTATCGACTACGACACGTTCTTCACGCGGGAGGACGTTGAGCAGCTGTTCGCCATGGCGATGACGTTCCAGTGCGACGCCATCACCGGCCTGCAGACTAAGCGTGAAGACGGCAGGCCGATGTTCACACTGCTCGGTGCGTTGGACAACCCGCCCAAGGACGGCAAGACCAGCCTGCCGATGGCGTGGTTCGCCGAGCCTGTGCAGGAGGTGGACAGCGCCCATTTCGGCTGCACGGTGATTTCCACAGCTGCCCTGCGGCGGACTCCGAAGCCGTGGTTTCAGGGCGTGCCAAGCCCGTCCGGCGAATGGGGCGAAGGCCGCACGGACGATGACATTTTTTTCTGGCGGCAGTTCCGTCGGGCCGGGAATCGCTCGTATGTCTCGCCACGGATCGTGCTGGGCCATGGCGAGTACATGGTGACCTGGCCAGGGCGGCAGCTGGATAAGCCCGTGTTTCAGTACAGCACCGAGTTCGCCAACACGATGAAACGCCCGGAAACTGCATGGAGCGTGCCCCAATGATGAAACTGAAGTTCACCCGTGCGTGGCGTGGCTACCGCAGCGGGCAGGTTGTGGAGTTCGCCGGCGGGCTGGCGACGCAGTTGCTCGCCCAGGGCGTGGCCATTGAGGACAGGCAGCAGGATCTGATTGAGACGGCGGCCGTCGAGCCCGTGGCCGAGACGGCAGACGCCACCCCGAGGAGAGTGAAGCGTGCAGTATCGAAGCCTCGTTCGTCAGACTCAGCCGGCCGTTGAGCCCGTCACGCTCGCCGAGGCGAAGGCCCACCTGCGTGTCGATACGGCCGATGACGATGCCTACATCACTGGCCTGGTGCGTGCTGCCCGTGAGTGGGTGGAGCAATACCTTGACCGCACCCTGGTGCATACGCAGTGGGTGATGCGGTTCGACAAGTTCCCCGCCGACAGCACGGCCGACATCGAACTGCCACGCCCGCCCGTGGTGGCCAGTGGCACGGCCACGGCCGTGACTGTGGCCTACACGCTGGAGGATGGCACGACGGCCAGCTACAGCACGGCATCCTTCCGGGTGGACCGGGCGAGCACGCCGGGGGCCGTGAAGACGAACTACGCACAGACGTGGCCGCCGCACCGGCAGGATGACAACGCCATCAGCGTGACGTGGTGGGCTGGCTACGGGGCCAGTGGCAGCGACGTTCCTGCTGCGGTTCGGCACGCCATCCTGATGCTCGTCGGGTTCTGGTACGAGAACCGCAGTGCTGTGCTCACCGGCTCCATCTCGAAGCAGTTAGAGTTCGCCGTGGAGTCCCTGCTCTCGTCACAGAAGTGGGGCTCCTACCGATGATCGACGCCGGCAAGCTGCGTGAGCGTGTGACGGTGCAGATCGCCAGCGGCACGACGAATACGATGGGCGAGACCGTGCTGGCGTGGAGCAACTCCACGGCGGTGTGGGCCAGCGTCGAAGGCGTGTCGGCTCGGGAATCGCTGGTCAACGCACAGCAGGAGATCGCCGTGACGCACCGGGTGCGGCTGCGGTATCTGCCAGGGCTCACGCAGAACATGAGGTTCGCCTGGAGAAGCCGCACGCTTGAGATTGTCAGTCTGCTCGAACACGGCAACCGCAGCGAACATGAGGCTATTTGCCAGGAGACTGCCTAATGGCAAATGTGTTTGCCGGCGGCGATCCGCTCATTAAGTTTGCCATGGGCAGGGGCAAGCAGGCGAAAGCGTTGTTTTCGGTGCAGCCGATTGACGAGATCGTGGCTCGGCTGAAAAAGCTGCCAAAGGACATCAGCACGAAACATCAGATTCGTGCCCTGCAAAAGGCCGCGAGGCCAGGCATTGCCGCCCTGCAAAGCCAGGTGCTAGCCCTTGGGCGGGTCACTGGCAACCTGTTGGCTAGCGTGGACAAGGTCCAGCGGAAATACACGAACAACAAGGCCCAGCTGCCGGTTGCTGTGGTGGCCGTTGGCTTTCGTCGGCCAACCAACGCCAACAGCCAAAAGATGGCCGAATCGGCCTTTGGCGGCAGCGTGAAGTACGGCCCCAATCGGGCGTATCACTCGCACCTCATCGAGTACGGCACGAAGCCTAGGACGGCCGGCAAGACCAAGCGAAAGAGCCGCAAGCGTGTGCTGCTCGGCGGCCGGCTTCGCACGATCATCGAGCGAGAGAAGCAGCAGCCGGTAGGCAATGCCCGTGGCGTGCTCTCGTCGTGGAACACTCGCCGGGGCGGTGGGTCGTGGAAGGGCCAGTACCCAATCGACTTCATCGCCAGCGGCACCGTCCGTGGCACGCCCCCGCTGCGGCCTCTGGCCAAGGCGTACCGGGTCGCAGAGCCCACCATGCGGTCCATCATCGACACGGAAATGCGGAAGGCCCTGACCAAGGCCATCGAAGAGACCCGCAAGAAGTACGGCACCGACTTCGGAGTGTGACCAATGAAATCGCCGGAAATGGTGCTGCGGAATGCACTCGTCACCAATGCGTCATTTGCCACCAAGGCGGCCCAGAAGGTCTATCCGCTGGCGGTGCCAGCCAACATCACCCTGCCGTGGGTGACGTGGCGGCGGGCCGGCATTCAGCGTGCCCAGGTGATGGGCGGCCCGATGGGGATGCCGCGTGTGACGGTTGAGTATTCGATCCTGGCCGGCACCTACGAAGACGCCCGCGAACTGGCCGACGCGATGCGGTCGATTCTGGATGGGTACGGGGGCACGTTGGACAATACGACGGTGGATCAGGTGTCGCTGGAAAACGAAGCGGATGACTTCGTTTCGCTGAGCGGCAACGAGATTCCGACCGCGTACCAGATCACTCAGACTTACGACGTTTGGTGGCAGGAGACCTAAGACGCCATGGCAACCACTCCGCATTCCGGCTCGGGCACGACGTTCTCTTTTGCTGGAACGAATTACACCGTTACGTCCATCACCTACACGGTCGGTAACACCGGCGGCGGAACGGACAACATCGACATCTCGAACCTGTCACAGACGACCGGCGAGAGCGTCAAGACGATCAGCCGGCCGCTTGTCGGCACGCAGGGCGGCGACACGGGCAAGACGGTCAGCATCGAGTACATCGGCACGAACGTCATCGCTCAGAATGCGACGGGCACGCTGGCGATCACTGGCGGCCTGAGCCTGAGCGTGGTGGCTACCTGCAATAGCTCGTCTGTGACGCTGACAGTGAACGACGCCATCCGGGGCTCTGCCGAGTTCCAGCTGGCTTGATCGCCTGGGAGTTTCCCCATGGCGACCTACAGCACTGGCGTAACGGTTTCTTGGGGCGGCACGCCGTTCACTGAGGTGACCGACCTCCAGTGGTCTTACGGCGGCGGCACGCCCAAGGGGCGTGGCACTGGCGACTTCCGGTGGACCGACGAGGCCGGCACGCTCTCGGTGACGTGCCTTGGTGCGGCCAACGTCAGCACGGCAGAGTGGGGGCTGCGTCGCCAACTGGTTGTCAGTGGCGGCGGGTCATCCTTGACGAGTTGGGCAGTATGTGAGTCTGTGGGCGTCGCGTATGAGGTAAACGGCGTGACCCGTTACACGGTGACGTTCAAGCTCTTGGATAACTGACATGGCCCTGACTAGAGAACAGATCGACGCAGCGAGTGACGCCAAGATCATCAAGGTGCCGGCGTTCGGCGGCGAGGTGTGCATCCGCCTCATGAGCGTTGGCGACCGGGACTCCTACGAGCTCAAGCTGCTCGAAGGCGACGGCAAGGCGATCCCCGACTTTCGCTCGGAACTGCTGAGCCGCTGCATCTGCGATGACAAGGGCGAGCTGCTCTTCCCAGGTGACGAGGGTGTGAAGGCCCTCAAGCGACGCAGCAGCGACGAGATGCACGGCCTGTGGCGTGCGGCCCTGAAGCACAACGCACTGACTGAGGAGGAGATCACCAGACTAGCGGGGGAATGAACGCCAGGCCGACCTTGCAATTCAAGTTCGCCCTGGCGTCACACCTCAAAAAGACCGTGGCTGAAATCGACCAGATGGACTCGCGGGAGTTCTCGCAATGGATCGCCTACAGCCGCTGGTTCCGGCCGCTCGACAACCCCTGGATACAGACCGGCATGGTGGTGAGTTCGGTGCTCGCCCCCTACACGAAAGGCAAGCCGCCAGACGCTATGGACTTCGTGCCGATTGAGAACAAAGCCCCGCAGCATCCGACGCAGATCGAAGAAACGATCCGCCGCATGGCGGCAGACTTGAAGCAGAAGTGACCCATGGCCAATCTCGCCCTAGCCTTTAACCTGTCGGCATCTGCCACCGGCATGGCCCAGGGCATCAACGCTGGCGTGGTGGAGCTTCAGAAGCTCGGATATGCCGCCAAGCAAACGTCGAGAGACGTGGCCACGCTGAAGAATCTCGAGCTGTCGAAGCTGTTCGTCAGTGCGGTGCAGTCAGTCGCCAGTTCGTTCACGCAGTTCACTAGCGGTGCAGCCGCTGCCGTTGATCGCACTCGGCAGCTAGCCCAGAACCTCGGCGTGTCATACGGCGAACTGCGGCAGCTGCAGGTTGCTGCGGATCTGTCCGGTGCATCCACCGACGACCTGGCCAAGGCGTTCACTCGGGCGCAGGTGACGATCACAAACGCCGGCCGTGGTAGCAAGGAAGCAATCACAACGCTGGGGCGGCTCGGCCTGTCCGTGAAGGACTTGGCCACGCAAACGACTACGCAGCAGTTCTCGGCCATCGCCGGTGCTATCAACGGAATCCAGAATCCTGCCGAGCGTGCGGCGGCTGCGGTGGCGATCTTTGGGCGATCCGGTGCCGAGTTGCTGCCGACGTTCCGCGAGTTGCCCGAGAATCTCAAGATTGCCGGTGGGTTCCTGGCTGGGTTCCGTGACGGCATCGACGGCGTCAACCCGGATGCCATCGACGCCATTGGCGACTCGTTTGGGCTGGCTTCGCAGTCGCTCCAAGAATTGGCCGCCCGTGTGCTGACGCAGCTGGCCCCGGCACTGACGAGCGGTGCCGACCAGTTCGTGAAATTCGTGCAGGGCATCGACGTGAGTGCGGCGGCCGAGGCCACACGCCAGGCTCTGCAGACGGTGGCCGATGTGTTTGGCGCTTTGGCCGGCATCGCAGCGCCGCTTGCTCGTAACCTGCTTCCTGCCATCGGCGGCTACCTCGCGTTCATCAACAGGCAGGCGATTGCCGGCGGCATCGCTGGGTTGGCTCAGATCTTCGCCGGTGCTGCCCGTGCTGCGTTTGGCTACTCGGCTGCGGCTGGGACCGCTGCCGCTGCCACCGCCACGCTCGGGGCCAGCATCCGCACCACGCTCGTATCGACAGGCATCGGTGCCCTTGTGGTGGGCCTTGGACTGCTTGCAGGGGCCGCTCTGGAGTGGGCAGTTGCGAGCAATGCAAGTGGTGCCGACGCACAGGCAGCCATCGACGAAGCCACGGAAGCCACCAAGAAGCTGCAAAAGGAACTGCAGGGGGCGGCGACCGTCAGCATCGACCTCGGTGCCCAAGTCTCCAAGGCCCTGAAGGTGCCCGAAGAGATCAGCATCCGAGAGTTCGCCCAGGGTGGCATCGACGCTGCCCGCTCGGCCATCGTCTCGCTCGCCGGCGAGCTCGGCGGCCTCGACCAAGTGCCGGCTGAACTGGTGAAGCAGTTCACCGAACTGCAGGGCCTGGTGCGGTTCGTGAACCGCGAACACCAGAACGAAGCCCAGTGGCTCGGCGTGATCGACGACCGGGCACGGGCACTTCAAGAGCAGATCAAGAAGTTGACCGCTTCGAGGCAGGCTGACGCCGATGCCGCCAAGGCCCAATCGGAAGCCGCCAAGCGTGCGGCCGAAGAGTCTCGGAAGCGGGTTGGCGAATTAGCATCGCAGGGGCTGACGCCGGCTGAGCAGAACCGCGTCAAGCTGAATCAAGACCTCATCGACATCGGCCGCGAGCGTGCTGCTGCCGAGAAGGCCCTGGGCGAAGCGATGAAGGCCAGGGACGGCCAAGCGATTGCGGCTGCCAAGGAGCGGCTGCGGCTGGCTGGCGAGGCCGTGAAGGTCGCCAAGAACCAAGACCGCGACCGGCAGCTGCAGGCCCTTGGCATTGACGAGAACCTGGTTAAGCCCGCGAAGGCGATTGCCGACCAGTTCCTGAACGTCCGCAAGGCATTCGATCAAAAGCTGATCGACGGCAACGAGGCAGGCATCGCCCTTCGGAACCTCGCAGCCGAAGGCATTCAGATCCGCCAGGAGATCAACGCCGAACTGGCCCGCCCAGCCCAGCGTGCCCTGGAGGTGTCCGACGTTCGCACGTCGGAAGGCTTCGCCCAGTTC